CCTCGTCTAGCAACTTGTCGAAGTTGCGGTCTAGGCGGACGCCTTGCCGATGCAGGTAGCGAAGGTTATCTAGATTGTTTGCTCCGAGTTGCTTGAGGCGATGATAAACAACATCATGCGGATTCTCCTCATCAATGTAGAGCACACGACCATGATTAGTTACTTCGTGTCCTACCCAACTGCTGCGCCCATCAGCCATAGCGACGGCTAGGCTCAGGCTGATCCACGACTTACCAACGTTAGGCTCGCCAACGATCAGGCTAGTGTCTCCCTTGCAGATCAGGCCCTTCACCAGCCACTCGTACTCTGGCGGAGGCATCGTAAGATCAAGCGCCTTATAGTGAAAATTACCAGCGAGGCTTTGGCTCGTGATATCACGAAACGTATCTAGACTATACGAATCAAAGAACTCGCAGATATCCTTCACATCAGATGGGAGTGTGATACGTCGGGCACGACTGCCGAGGATACCACGCAACCTACCCCACGCGCCATCAACCGTAGTACGCACATTATAATCGGAGTCATTATCCAGTACGATAAAGACACGCTCATACTTATGCAATGGCGCAAGAACATCATCGGAGAATGCGTTGAAGCCGGGGAGGCCATACACGCTCTTGACGCCCTCCTGCCACAACCGCATGGTATCCGTCTCTCCCTCACACAGCACAGCATACGACTCGTCTACGATGCGCTTAGGGTGGAAGAGGCTGACCTTAGCGCCCTTAGTGAAACGAAACTCGCGCTGACCAATCATTTTGCGAGTACGATCACCAGTATCGTAAGGCAACCGCAACCACTCTTCGCTCGTAGACTCTACACCAAAAGCCTCAAGAGTCTCACCTGTGATACCACGCTCATTCTGAAACCAATTCTTATGCGACTCTAGAATCAATGCTCCTCCTACCGGACGACGCGGACAAATACTTGCACTTGCTTCTTGTTACGAGAACGGCGCATGACCTCGCCGCCATCACTGTTATTGCTGACACTAGTGTTACCCTCTACGCAATCAAAGTTGCCCTTAGAGTCAGGCTTGGTTGCCACGATACCAACATGATCGCTGATGCCATCGCCCTGCCAATCAAACATAGCAACGTCTCCCGGCTGTACCTTATCAATAGGAACAGTGATAAGGCCGTTACGCTGGGCACGAGCATCATTAACCATGAACGGGCAGTACGCCCAACGAGCATTCTTAGGATCAATAGCCACGCTACCAGCCTTTGAGAAACACCACGATACAAACATAGCGCACCACGGACCACGCAAACCATACCAATCAGAGAAGATAACCTTATTGGAATGCGGAGGATTCTCCTTAGTACCGATCCACTTCATCGCCTCAGCAACAGCACGCTCACGCATAGGCTTATGCGAAACATTACGCTTCTTAGCGCGGCGCTGCATCAAGATCGTAGGCTTACGCTTACCAGTAAGATACTCGTGAAGCATAGCACCATACACCTGAGTGCAATCCTTCTCAGCATAACCAAGCATCCACTTAGCCTGCTTTGTAGAAGCAGCGGTCTGCTCACCAAACACTCCATCAATAGGACCAACCCAAGCCTTAAAGTTCTTCAGCGCACGCTGCGCCACCTTCACATCCTTGCCCTTCATATAAGGACTAGTCAACCTCAACGTTCTCATACCCAACTCCTTTGCTGATTAATTGCACGCTGCTCTTCAATATACAACAGCCGATCAATATACCACTTGGCCTTGCGGAGATCCTCAATGCCGTTCTTGTAGCGGTATCGTGCTACATATTTTAGCACATTCCCTTGGTGATAGTCAAGTCCCAAACCCTCAATAGCGGTAATTACCTCCATCTCGCCTTGAGTGTAATGGGCTGGACTGTTGACCGGATCTTCAATTGCCATGATGAATCTCCCTATGACACGGCCTGCACACAGGCACACACTTCTCAATCTCTCGCATCAACGATGCAGCAGACCTATGATAAATACCCTTAGAAACAGTGATCTCCTTACTCTTAGGATCAAGGTGATGCAGGTCAATAAGCGACGGGTGGAGAACCTTACCGCAACAATGACACGGCTTATACTTCGCAGCCGCGACAATACCACGATTGATCGTAGCCTGCACATCCGTCTTAGCGCGACGACAATCACGACACAAACTCTCTACACCATACTTACCACGCTTATCCTTATAGTAATTATCAGTATGCTTAATCTCATGACAATGCGTACACTTCTTATAATTATCCATCATAAGGCTCCTTGTCTGCCCAGTTAGTATAACTAATCTCACAGTCAGTATCTACACTAACGAATTGTTCTACCTCTTTATTCCCCATAAGACTAGGGATAACGGAAACTAGTTGTTTGATCTCGTTCTTGTCAGCATCTAGAATAATCTCATCATGTACGATATTTACTATATGTGTAGCATAATTAGAGTATAGGTGCTGGTTTACTCGTACTACCGCATCACGCATGAGGTCGGCGGCTGATCCCTGAATTAGCGCGTTCAGCGCCTTGTGTGCCTCAAGCACATGAAGCCTACGGCCATACAAACTCTGGATATAACCACGCATATCCAAGGTTTCTGCGATGCTCTGGTTGAGAAGTTTAATTCCGGGCCTAGTCTCATGATAAGCATTGAGGAGACGCTTTGCCTCTTTGAAATTAACTCCCAACTGTCGCATGATAGTGGGTGTGCCGCCACCATAGATGATACTAAAGTTTAGGGTCTTACCTACTTGACGCTCCTCGTCGCTGATATCCTCCCGCTGGTACAAGCCTTGAGCGGTGATTCGATGCGGGTCGGCTCCCGTGTTGATTTCACTAGCCAAAGACTTGTCACCGATTCCCCTAGCGAGGTAGTATGCGAGCAGCCTGACTTCGATAGCCTTATAATCAAAAAACAGGAACGCATCCAGTTTCGGTACAAATGCACGCTTCACATCCTTCTGACTTCGTGGAATATTCTGCACATTCACGAATACTTCTCCTTAATTCTATCAGCATACATATCACTAATCACCGCTACATACCTTTGAATCTCAGCATTATGGACTCGCTGGGCAGAGTTAGGATTAATATACTGCTTATAGAGGAGTCGATTAATATGCTTCATCTTGGTGTGTAGTGCGGTCCTGACGATCAACTCGTAATCATCAGCGACACGTAGGCTAGCATCATGCCCGTTTAGTTCACGGTACACACTAGCACGCCAAGCACGTACATGATTAGGCACACTAACAATATGACTAAGCGTTGTAGCGTTGATCTCTGGGGCTTGCATTACCCACAAACCATGCTCCTCATCATAATATTCTTTACCATATCCAAATGCCCAGCCCTCAGGATAACGATGCGATTCCCCATTAGGATGAATCTCACTACAATCAGAATATACAAATCCAACATCAGGATCATCAAACGCACTACTAATTTCTTGCAGAGCGTTTGGTGTCAACTCGTCATCATGGTCAAGTTCTACGAGAATATCACCAGATGCTAGCATAAATCCCCAACGCTTGACCTGACCGATAATGCCAGAGTGAACATGACTACGAAACATACTGATCTTGTAGCGCTCATCACTACAAAACCCGTAGACTTGGGACCACGTATCACTAGTATACGAATCATCCCATACCACCCACTCCCAATCAGTATACGTCTGGTTCTTTAGGCTTTGCCAAGTGCGAGCAAGAACATCTTTAGGTGTTTGATATGTTGGTGTGATAACACTAATCATGCTTCTGCGCTCCCACTGCTCATACGACCAGTTCTCGTGCCATGCTGACGGAAGTTAGGATGAAGAATACCATCCTTAGATTCCTCACTCAGCGCATCAAAGTACGTGGCCTTGATTTTATTTGCTTCTCGTAGTTCTACGATTAGTCGTGCCAGTTCGTCGTCCACCGAGGAGAGCGTGGCCTTGTCTGTTTTTCCAACATCCAATCCTCGTTCTGCGAGTGCGTGTAGAACCTGTTGGGGCGACTGCGGGTTGAACTCCTCGCCAGCAAGTTCCCCAATACGACGCTTAAGTTTGTAAATCCGATCACCATACTCCTTACGCTTCTGTGTGACATACTCACGATCAACGCTCATACCCTGTGCTTCAACGCGAAGCAACGCAATAGTAAGTTCCTTCTCAATAGTATACAAAGGCTGAAGTTCATTAGCCAAACGAGGCAACAACTCATCATACAAACGCAGAGTAAACTCAGCATCCTTGATAGCGTAGGGTGCTAGGATCTCATGAGGAATAGGATAATACCCG